CTGAAATTTTAGTTACTGATTATTTTTCTTTTGTTAATCACAAGTTAAACTTTAGAAAAAAAAATATTATTTCATGGCATAATACTAGTGATATTCATACTGAAACAAGTAAGAAAATTATACAAGGGTTAGAAAAAAACCCAGATGCAAAAATAATTTTGATTAATGATGGATCAATTGATATAGATCACCCAAATTGTTATAATATAAAAACAAAATATCATCATGTTACAATGTTAGATATTAATGAATGGAATATGCCTGTTCCTACAAAAGAAAAAAATAAGTGGTTTTTATCATTAAACAAAAGAGCAAATTATTTTCGACAATATCTTTTTACTAAAATAATAGAAAATGATTTATTAGATTATGGTTATCTTAGTTATTTGTGCGAAACCGATAAAGGTAATAATAAAAAAATAGTTTATGGCGATAAAGACCAATACATAAAATTTGATATTGGTTTAGAATTAGTTGATAAAATACCTTTTTACAACTTTGATCAAGAGTTATCTACAACAGGTACATTAATTGCAAATTATCCATGGCAACAAGCAAATGACTGTTTATTTCAAATTATTTGCGAAACTTATCTTACTCCACAAATGTTTTTAACTGAAAAAACTCTACTTCCTTTAGCTGCTGGTCTTTTTCCTCTTATAATTGGATGCAGTGATGCTATGAAAAATTTAGAAGACCTTGGTTTTATTTTTAACAAAGATATTTTTGATTATACATCTTGGGACAATCATTGCCGGGGTCAAATTAAGATGGATGGCATATTAACACATTTACAGCATTTAATAAAAAATGAATCTTTATCAGAATTGTGTGAAAAATGGTATCCGTATAGTTTGCATAACTATCATTATTATCGTAATGGATTTATAGAAAATTGGAATGCAGAGAAGAAAATAATCCTAGATAAATTATCAGATTTGTTGAATTTAATGTAAAATAACTCTTGACAAGACCTATAAATATGTTATATTGGATTATATTAATTGGAGAACTATCATGCGTAAGACCTTAGCCATCCTTCTTGCAGCTACCACTTTAGTTTCCGCAACGGCAGCCCATGCTGAATGGCGTGATCGTCGTGATTATGGACATGGCGGTGGTGGTAATTGGGTAGCGCCTCTTGTAGGCGGATTAATTATTGGTGGCATAGTTGGTGGCGCAATGGCACAACCACGTTATGATAATGAATATTATTTTCATACAGAGTGCCGCCGTGAGCGTATTTTTGACCAATGGGGCAACTTCATCGGTTTTGAACGCCGTTGCTATCGAGTACCAAACCAATAAGGTGATATATGGGATTTTTTGAGAAACTATTTGGCAAATCACAAATTAAAGAAGTTGATAAGCCTATTACAGATACAGAAATTGAACAACCAATTTCTGAGAAAACCACAGCAAAGCCCAAAAAGCAACGCAAACCAAAAGTTAAAAAAGTTGAAAATGAATCAGTAAGCGAGCCACAACCAGAAGTTCGTGTTCTTAAGTTTGACTTTGATCCAGCTAATCCACAGATTGGTTCTATGGAACTCGATTGGAATGCAGAGTTTATTGAGATGTTACGAGTTGCTGGTTATCGTGGTGTTAATCCCGAAGCACTTGTAGATGCTTGGCTTAATGATGTAGCACGTAACATTCTTAATAGTTCGCCACAAAACATTCAAAATATAGATGGCACTCGTTATGTAAGTCGCCGTGATATTGGCGACGGTCGTAGCGAAATAAGTTAATACTTGACAAACCTCTAACTAGGTATTATATTAATATCATGAAATATCTTCTTGTAGATACAGCAAACCTGTTTGCTCGCGCACGTCATTCAACTGCACGTGGTGCAGATACTTGGCAAAAGATTGGTTTAGCGTTGCATATTATGTTTAACGTCATACAAAAGATGCATCGTCTGCATAAACCAGACCATGTTGTCTTTGCTCTTGAAGCACGTAGTTGGCGCAAGGATCATAATACAACTTACAAAGCAAATCGTGCTGTTGTTAAGTCTAAGATGACTGTTCGTGAAGCAGAAGAAGATAAGGAATTTTGGGAAGTTTATAGTGAATTTACCAAATGGATTGATGAACGTACCAATTGCAGCGTAATTCGTGTAGAAAGTGCAGAAGCAGATGATATCATTGCTCGTTGGACTGCGCTACATCCACACGATGAGCATATCATTCTTTCTAATGACAGCGACTTTTACCAATTGCTTAGAGATAAAGTTACCATCTATAATGGCATGACTAATCAGCATATTACGCTTCAAGGTTTCTTTGAAGATAGCGGCAAGCCTGTTATTGATAAACTTACTAAGGCACAAAAGATTGTTGGCGATCCCAAGTTTATTTTGTTTGAAAAGTGTATGCGTGGTGATCCAACAGATAATATTATGACTGCTAATCCTGGCGTTCGTACTAAGGGAAGTGCTAAAAAAGTAGGTCTTACCGAAGCATATGCTGATCGTGACCGCAAGGGTTATGCATGGAACAACATGATGCTACAACGTTGGGTAGATCATAATGGCACCGAACATCGTGTGCTTGATCGTTATGAAGAAAACCGTGTGCTTGTTGATCTTACTGCACAGCCACAGGAAATACGTGATACGATTGACGCTGCGCTACTTGCAATTAATCCTAAAGAAAATCGTCAGATTGGCACACAATTAATCAAGTTTTGTTCCAAATATGAACTTATTAAACTTAGTGAAAATGTTCAACCCATTGCTGAAATTCTCAGCAAACCACTTGTAAAGGAAACTGAATATGCGTGATTTTTTTGTAAAATATTTCCCATGGGCAGTTCTTGCTGTATTCTTAATTGAGATTTATGAATATTGGAATATTGATCAAAATCGTGTTTTAATGAATATTGTTGGTGCTATTGGATGGGCATCATTTATCGAAGTTCGAGGTGAATATAATTCACTTATGAATATGATTGAAGGAAAAGTTAAAGATGACACTCAAGGCTAAAAACATTGTAGAAAACCGTTTTTGGATTATCGAAAACGAAAAAGGCGAACGCATTGGAAATATTGCGCAAACGACCAGTGGCGTTCGTTGCACCGTTGATGATGCAGTAGAGGTATTTCCTAATATGTCAGAAATGGCAGAAAAGAAAAATATCTCTATTATCCGTAAAACAACTGAACTTAAAAATAAAACAAAAGAAACAGAGGTTTATGGATATCCTACAAATCATTCAACATTTAATCAAATTTGGAATGTAAAATTAAAATTACCACTATATACAAAAAATTTAAAAAGTAGCAGTTTTTTTGCAGCAGGTTATTATATTGTAAAATTTGATAAAAATTGGATGGCAGTAGATTGTCCAAAATTGATTACTCTTCAACGTTATGCTTACTATGGACCATTCAAAACAAAAATTGAACAATCAGAAAAATTGAGGACTATTACTAATGAGACCGCCCAATACACATTGGATTCGTAAATTTAATGAACGTGCAAAGTCCGCAATTGGTAGCGGCAAGCAGCATATTGACAATGAAGAAATTCGTGGAGTAACTCATGAACTTCTTGATGTACTTGCTTATGTAATTGATCTTGAAAATAAAATTAATGAAATGCAAAATAAAATTGACGAATCACAAATTATTACAGTAGAATTAAGTGGGGAAAATTTTTAACTGCATATATTATCTTAATAAATATATATGTAGTAATCAATATGTCTAGACCAAAACCGAATATTCTATTAGAAATTACAAATAAGAATACATATAAGTCAGAACAAGTTTTGGCTAGTGAAGGCATATGGGCTATCTTCTTAGATAATAAACCTGTTAATTTAAAAACTACAAGTATGTTGGCGCAATATGGCGGACCAAAATATAAAAAAAGTTCATTTTCAAATCCAGGCCATGCTATCAATCTTTGCAAAAAACTTAATACACAATTCAAGACAAATCGTTTTAGTGTGGTGCTATTAAACAGTGGCTCAGCAATCTATCCAACACAAACAAATATTGCCAAAGTCTAAAACTGAATGGACACATGAATTATACCATTTTGCGCATGGCGAAGATGCATTTATTCCACATGTAAATTACAAAAATATCTATATTCTTTATTGGTACAACAATAACAAAAATTTTGGATACAGACTTAATAATACCGCATTTGAGTTAATGCGTAACAGTGGTTATAAGTTTTTTGAACATAAAATAGATAGACGCAAATATCAAATTAATGGAAAAGAACTTGTGTTAATGGATCGTTACCATGCCCACCCTTGGTTTTATCAAATGAGCAAAGGGGAATTATTCCTAATGGATAGCGAACTTAGTATGATGTTAGAATTATGTGACGGAAATTTAAGCCAAGCTATTCAAAATATGTCTTGACAACCCACAAATCTGTGTTATATTAGTAATATAAGCAATGGATAACTAGCAATGTCCAATACCATTTCCCTCAAAGATGCCATGACCGCCGCCGTTGCCGCACAACGAGTTAATGGCAAGTATATCAAGCGTTATGATGCCAAAGAAGGCGAGTTGAGCAATGGCGCACTTATGCGTGAATTTCTCAATCCAGAGATGGTAAATTTTAACCATTTGCCACAAGATATTGAAATTGCTGAACAAATTCTTGAATATCTTGACAGCAAGATGATCGAACTTATTGCTGGCACTCTCCATGATTATTGGAAAAATTTGGTTCTATTGACAGAACAAAAAGTAATTAACTCCAATGATTTCAAGACCTTAGCACTGGTTGCCAGCGTCCCTAACTCTTATTTTAATGCTATTGGGCGTGAAAAAGCCAAGGACGAACTACGTATTATTGCTGAAAATAGCCGCCATATTGGACAGGTTGGCGACGGTATTGAGGCAGATTTGACAATAAAATCAGCGGTTTATAGTGCAAATTACAATAAATGGTACCATACCGCCCTTACAAATGATGGGAATTTAATCTGTTTTCCGCTGTCAGAACAGCTAAATCGTGGCCAAAATATCACTATTTCGGCTCGAATTCACAAGCACGATGACCAAAATCAGACCCGTTTGCACTATGTTAGGGTCAAAAAAAGTGCTTGACAACCCTTAAATCTGTGTTATATTAAGTTATAATCAATTGATGGAGAGCACGGATGCGCAATTCTTGGTCATTTTCTCAGTATCTTGAAGAAATCATCACCCTTAGCGAAATTGCCGAAATTCCTGGTATTGAGGATTCCCGTGCTGCTCTTATCAAGGAAATGTGGGCTAAATTCCCCAACGAATGTGCGGCAATTGGTCTCACGGACGGGGTTAAAAAATAACCCTTGACAACCCTATAATCTGTGGTATTATCTTAATATAAGCAATGGAGAGCGATATGACTGACACCGATTTTGCCATGTTTGGTATGTCCAAAGCCGATATCCGTGACCAATATATCAACAGCATCTCCGCTAAACTGGTTGGCGTGGAGATGGTCGTCATGGGTATTCTTTCCGATTGTCAGGAAATGATGGCTAGGAAAAATCCCACAATTTCTTCCCCAAATACCGATGAATTTATCCGTCAGCAGTTAAATGTAGCCAAGTTTATTCTTGGTGAAATGATGCAAAAAAATGCTTGACAGAACAAAATAATATGCTATATTAAATTATAGTCAAATGATGGAGAAACATAATGGCTAAAAACACTGACACTGCACTTTCCGAAGTGCGCACGGTTACCCTCGCTGCTGCAAAGCGTGAGGTCATGGTTTGCGCTCGGCGCA